TTCGCTTCTTACCTGATGGGGACGATTCAAACACTTTCTTCTGGAAAGAACGTTTGATGATTAAACTTCCATTTAGCGGTATTAAGGGCGACACAAGTTCACGCCCAGTACAAGTACAAGTTCCATGTATGGAAATGTACGGCGAATCCTGTGGCATTCTACAGGAAGTACGTGGTTGGTTTAAAGATCCATCATTAGAAGATATGGGTCGTAAGTATTGGAAGAAACGTTCATATATCTTCCAAGGATTTGTAACTGATAATCCACTATCAGAGGACTCTACACCAGAAAATCCTGTTAGACGTTTTATTATTGGTCCACAAATCTTTCAGTTGATTAAGGCAGCTCTTATGGATCCAGACATGGAAGAATTACCAACAGATTATACTGCTGGTGTAGACTTCCGTCTTGCAAAAGGTTCCAAAGGTGGATATGCAGATTACGGCGCAAGTAATTGGGCACGTAGAGAGCGTCCACTAAGTGACACTGAGATGAATGCAGTTAATACACATGGACTGTTTAATCTCAATGACTTCCTTCCTAAAAAGCCAGATGAAGTGGCTGTTAAAGTTCTTGCAGAAATGTTTGAAGCAAGTGTAGATGGCGAAGCCTACGATCCAGATCGTTGGAGTCAATATTTCCGCCCAGCAGGCATGCAAGCACGTACAGGTGATCCATCAAAGCCGGCATCACCACAAGCAACAGCCGTTAGTCAAAGTGCTCCAACTCCTGCTCCAGCAGTAGACACACGTAATGATGATATTCCGTTTAAGTCTAATGAAGAAGTTGCAGCAGAAGCAGCACCAGCAGCAGCACCAGCAGCTGAAGGTGGAGCACAAGATATCCTTGCAATGATTCGTTCACGTCAAGGTTAATAAACTACAGTGGGGGAGCAATCCCCCATTACGCTTTTTAGAACAGGAGAAACAATGGTCAGTAAAACATTTGATCCAACGAAATTCCGTAATTCGTTGACAAAATCTATTACGGGTATGAGTGCAGGCTTTAACGATCCAACTGATTGGATCAGTACAGGCAACTTTGCACTAAACTACTTACTAAGTGGCGACTTTACTAAAGGTATTCCGCTAGGCAAAGTAAGTGTATTTGCAGGAGAATCAGGTGCAGGCAAATCTTATATTGTATCAGGTAATATTGTAAAGTACGCACAAGATCAAGGTATTTTTGTTGTCCTTATTGACAGTGAAAACGCACTTGACGAAACATGGCTACAAGCACTGAAAGTAGACACAGACGAGAGCAAACTTCTTAAACTTAACATGGCAATGATTGATGATGTTGCTAAGACTGTTAGTACGTTTATGGAAGACTACAAAGCAATGAACGAAGAAGATCGTCCTAAAGTGCTGTTTGTAGTTGACTCGTTGGGTATGCTTATGTCACCAACTGAAATGGACCAGTTCCAAAAAGGTGATATGAAAGGTGACTTTGGACGTAAAGCAAAGGCACTAAAAGCACTTGTAACTAACTGCGTTAATATGTTTGGTAGTTATAATGTAGGTATGTGCGTTACTAACCATACATATGCATCACAAGATATGTTTGATCCAGATGATAAGATCTCAGGTGGTTCGGGCTTTGTGTATGCAAGTTCAATGGTTGTTGCTATGAAAAAACTTAAACTTAAAGTAGATGCAGACGGCAACAAAACATCACAAGTACATGGTATTAGAGCAGCGTGTAAGGTTATGAAAACACGCTACAACAAACCGTTTGAAAGTGTGCAAGTTGAAATTCCATATGAAACAGGCATGGATCCATATTCAGGTATGTTTGACTTGATGGATGCAAAAGGCTTGTTGGAAAAGAAAGGCAATCGGTACGAGTATGTTATGAGCACCGGCGAACCTATTCTAGAATTTCGTAAGCGTTGGACTGGCGAACTACTCGATAAAGTTATGGCAGATTTGCCAGCTAAGGAAGCACAAGTTGCAGCCGATGAAGCAGAAGCTGAACGGTTGGCACGTGAAGCAGAATTGGCTGAATTAGATGCTGAATTGGTAAATACCGATGATAACTTAATCGAGGAAACTACTGAAAATGGATGAAGACCAAATTGCTGACATCTGGAACTTATTTAAAAACTATTTAGATAAGAAACAACCAGAACTTGTAGCTGAAAAATTTGTTGACTTACTGGTTGATTATGGTGTTGACGACTTGACATTAAAATCTTCGCTTGGCAATGATAAACTTTTAGATGCTGCAATTCAATACTATTTAGAAGATGATGACGAAGACATCGACGAACAAGAGTGGGATGAGTAATGGGATGGTATTCAGATGTATCACGTGATATTTCTAAAATTCCAAGTGCTATACAATATTTTGAAACCGAACTTGTAGAAGCAAAACGTGAAGTTAGACTCAAAGGTAATGTTGAACGTGCGGCAGCCGAAATGCCTGGTATTGTTGAACAGCGATTCAATCAACTTCAAGAAATAGAAGCAATTCTAAACTATTTAAATATTGAGCTACGCAGATTGCGTAGTTCATTTTTTAAGAAATATCTTGAGAATTATCAACGTGCTCTGTCTAGCCGCGATGTAGAAAAATACGTCGACGGCGAAGCAGACGTTGTTGACTATGAAAAGATTATTAACGAGTTTGCGCTAATGCGTAACAAGTGGTTAGGTGTACTCAAAGCCCTTGATCAAAAGCAATGGCAAATTACTAATGTTGTAAAACTTAGAGTTGCTGGTATGGAGGATGCAACACTGTAATGGCACATAGCGCAGAATATTTAAAACAACTAAAAAAACTACACAAATTTAATTTTGGATCAGGAGATACTTTACCTGGAGTAGTAAAAGAAATACTTGATAGCGGAGAAGTAACTAGCTTTCTTGATTTTGGAAGTGGCAAAGGATATCTTTCACAAAAGATATCTGAAGCATATCCAGATATTAAATTGTATACATACGATCCAGTAACAAGTCCAATTGACTTGCCTGAACAAGTTGATATGACCTATAGTAGCGATGTGCTTGAGCATGTAGAACCTCATTTATTGGAACAAACACTAGATGATTTATTTGCACGAACTACAAAATATCATTATCATTTAATTGCGTGTCATCCAGCTAAGAAAAAACTAAGTGACGGCAGAAATGCACATTTAATTATTCAAAGACCTAAATGGTGGAAACGCCACTTACAAAAGTACCACTGGCAAATTCAACATGAAAAAATTACAGAACGTTATGTAGAAAAATTTAATATAAATGTGATAAAATATATTACGGTACTAAAAAAATGAAACTAGTACACAATTATTGGATGCCAACATCAGACGAACATTTTGAACGTTTAATTAGTAAAAGAATAAAAAAAGGCGGCCCTGCTGAATACCAAGATGATGTTAGAGATGAAGCATACAAATACGTAACTGATTTTAATATAGCAGTTGATGTAGGTGCAAACGTAGGCTTATGGGCAAAACCTCTTACACAAAAATTTAATCATGTAATTGCATACGAACCTCTTGAGCAAGTGTATAGTTGTTTAGAAAGAAATGTCAACCCAGCAAAAGTTGACATTAATAAATTTGCACTTGGTAGTACAAATAATAAAGTAGATATGGTTTACGATCATATAAACACCGGCGGCAGTTATGTAAGTGAAGTTGGCACAGGAACAATTGATATTAAAAGAATGGATGATTTAGATCTTCCAAAATTTGGCTTGTTAAAAATTGACTGCGAACGTCACGAACTTGAAGTTCTTAAAGGTGCAATGGATACAATATTAAAATATAAACCAATTATTGTTTGTGAACAACAAGCTGATACAGACGAATGTGCTGGACTATTCTTAAAGTCTTTTGGTGCAAGAGAAATTACCAATGTCAGAAAAGACTATATCTTTGGTTGGTAACAAGTAAATACCTACATGAAGACAGTATTAGTAACTGGTGGATTTGATCCACTACATTCCGGACATATAGAATATTTTAAGGAAGCAAAAAAACTTGGTGATAAACTTATAGTAGGTCTTAACACCGATACGTGGCTTGAGAATAAAAAAGGCCAAGCCTTTATGCCGTTTGAAGAACGTGCAAATATTGTTAAGCACCTTGAAATGGTTGACGATGTTATACTAGTCGAAGACGACGAAACTGGTGGCACAACAAAAGCAATTGGCTATCTTTTACAAACAACAACTGGTAAACTTATTGTTGCAAACGGCGGAGATAGAGTCGAAGGCGAAATTCCAGAACAAAAAATGTATGGCGATAATAAAGATGTAGATTTTGTCTTTAGTGTTGGCGGCGATGATAAAAAGAATTCAAGTAGCTGGATTTTGTCAAACTGGGAAAAGCCAGTTACTAAACGTGCATGGGGATCATATAAAATATTAGACCGCAACGGAGAATGGCAAGTAAAAGAATTATCATTTGAACAAGGCAGAGCTCTTAGTGATCAACGACATTTTAGTCGTAGTGAACACTGGCATGTTGTTGACGGTGTAATTGTCATGATGTTAGAAGACCGAGAAGGACGAAAGACAACTCGTACACTAATACCAGGCGATAGTATAGATATACCAACTGCGTATTGGCACAAAGCTATTAATATTGGAAATAACACAGCTAAAGTAATTGAAGTTTGGCTTGGCAAAGAATTGACGGAGAACGACATTGAAAGAAGAGATTGAAAATAAACTAAGAGTTTTTGTTGGATGGGATAGTCGTGAAGATATTGCATACCAAGTATGTAAACAAACTATCTTAGATAAAGCAACAGTGCCAGTTCATGTTGAGCCACTAAAACAAAGAGACTTACGCCGAGCACAAATATACACAAGAGATAAAGACGAACTAGCATCAACTGAATTTACCTTTACAAGATTCTTAATTCCCGAACTAATGAATTACAAAGGATGGGCATTATTTATAGATTGTGATTTTGTATTTCTAGAAGATATTGCTAAGTTGTTTGATCAGTGCGATGACAAGTATGCTGTAATGTGCGCTCACCACGACTATACACCTAAAGAAGGACTAAAAATGGATGGTAAGCAACAGCATAATTATCCAAGAAAAAACTGGTCTAGTTGTATGCTAATCAACTGCGGACACCCAAGTAATGCAAGATTAACTGCTGAGTTAGTAAATAAAGAATCAACTACAGGTGCTTTTTTACATCGCTTTAGTTGGTTAAGCGATGACGAAGTAGGTGAAATTAGTCACAAATGGAATTGGTTAGTTGGATGGTATAAGGAACCAGAAGACGGTAAACCAAAAGCATTGCACTACACAGAAGGCGGCCCTTGGTTCCCCCAATATCAAGATTGCGAATATGCACTTGATTGGTATAGAGGAAAAATTAGATATTTAGAAACTCAAGTAGAGAATTCAAAAAAAAAATTAGAACGCAATAAAGACAAAATAAAACTTACAATGGATTTAGATTTGCCTGCCAAAACTAAAACCTATTTTCATAATTTATTAAACAGCTGGATAGATCCCGACGAGCATGTTTATAAAAGTAAAGAAAGTATAGAAAAGTTTGAGGAGAGAAACGTGGGTATTAAAGTTGCAGCAATTGCGCCAGCCGAAGATGACGGATTTAATCTTGGTAAGAAAAACGCACTATACGATCCGTACTTAGAAGATTTTATTATCGGATGTAACGGAACTATTAGTGAGTTTGACAGAGAGAAAAAGTCAGACAACACATTAATAATTCGCGGCTTAGGCGGCGGCGGTCAAAAAGCTCTAAAACATTGTATTGAAAACGATCGCAATTATTACGCAATCGATACTGGCTACTTACAACCAGGAACAAAAAAAGAATATCATCGAATTACGTACAACAATCTACAACAGCAAGGTCCAATTATTGAACGCCCTTATGATAGGCTTGAAAGACTAAAATATAAAGTACCAAAGTATAGAGAAGGCGATTATATATTACTATGTCCTCCAAGTTTAAAAGTTATGAAATTTTATGGAGAAGATCTTGATAAATGGATTGCTCGTACAACAGCTGAAATTAGAAAATACACTGATAGAAGAATTGTAGTTAGACAAAAGCCAATACGTAGAGACAGAGTTACTAATGATACAATTTGGAAAGCTCTTGATAATGCATATTGTCTAGTTACATATAATAGTATTGCAGCAACTGAAGCTCTACTACATCGCCGTCCAGCAATAGCACTTGCACCTAATGCAGCAACAGCATTATGTAATACACAAATATCAGATATTGAAGGAAATTTAAATCGTTATGGCGCAGACGAAACATACGCATTTGCGGCACACCTTTCATATTGTCAGTTTACTGCCCAAGAAATGCGTAATGGAAAAGCGTGGCAAATCTTAAATGAAAGTCGTTAGTTATTACAATGTTGTTCCGACAGTAAACAATAATAAAGAAAAGTATCTGCTATTACAAAATTTTGTAAATGGAGTAAACGCAGCAGGCGATACCGGTATATTACACAAAGGATATAACCTGCTAGATTGCGATGTAGGACTTATACAAGGCTGGCAGCACGAAGTTGGAAAGAGTGCTCCTCACTTAAAACTAAGACAAAGTGTAATTGATAGAACACAAAACAAGCATGTTGTTACTGCTGATAGCAATTTGTTTTTATATCAAACAAAAACAAATCAACCACATTGTTATCTACGATACAGTTTTGACGGAATCTTTCCAAACACTGGAAACTACTGTGATACTATTATCGATCCAAACAGATGGACTCAAATACAACGAGATACAGGTGCTAGGATTGAAAATGCTCGTAGGGGCAATCATATTGTATTATGTTGTCAACGTAACAAAGGTTGGAGTATGGGAGGTTACGATGTTGTAAATTGGATACACAACACTGTAAAAGAAATACGTA